AGAGCCCACTAGGATATGACCTAGTTTTATTTGTCTTACTTCCTAACACATCTAAATTACCATCTATCTCAAAAGGTCTTTTACGATTAAACTTATTTTTAAAATGTCTAATTGTAGGAACTGCTTGTTTTACAATACCTCTTAATTCATCTTCATGAAATGCAACTTTCATTTTTTTTAAATACTGTTTGATTGAGTAGAAAGAATCTTCATCATTATTTGCAATACTTTCTACATCCTCATCTGTTCTTTCAGAAATATATTTTCTAACTATTGCCATTTCTTTCTGCATATCATCTCTAGGAAAATCTGGTATCTGAATATACTCATGTAAATCTTCTGGGTAAAATTTAAACTCCTCATTCATTTCAGATTTTCTTTTTGTACCATCGGCTCTTTTAATTAATCCTTTTGCTTTAAGATGAGCAATATCTGTAAATCCTGCTTTACCAGCTTTGTATCTTTTCATTGCATCTGCTGTATCAGGAGCTTTCTCATACATGTAATCAGTAAACTCTTTCATTCTTTTAGTTTTTCTTTTCATCTTTTCAATGTATGTACGATAAATTGCAGCTTCTGCCTTCTTACCCATTTCTTTTGCTCTTTGTTCCATAGCAACTGCTGCCTGTATTTTGTGTGCGTGTGTTCTGTCAGAGTTTTCTATTTTCTTAACACTTGCCCTTGCAGTTTCTACATCTTTAAATCCTAAACCATGTATTGTTCCTACAGGGTCTTCATCTGTATATAAGTCTGAATGTTTTTTACTTTTAGCTGGTTGTCCTTTCTTTCTAGGTATTCTAGGATTTTTTTCATCACCAAACATCTGTTTAAACTTCTTAGTATGTTTTGATGGTTTTGTTTTTCCTGTTGCATCGCCTGGTGCTGGTTTATATGCAGCTGGGTCATCATCATCCATTTTTGTTTGTTTAGCAAACTGTGCAGCTCTTTTTTGTTTCGTAGATTTTGCTATTTTACTTCCATAATATTTAGCAGGTTGTGTGCCAGGTTTATCTTTAATATCTTTATCCTGTCTTACTTTTTGTTTTTCATCCATTTGAATATCATGTAACCATATTTTTCTCACTTTATTGTCTTCATCTATAATACTAACATAGTTTGTTCCTCTACGAATGATTTCACCACAACCTTCATCTGTAATAATTAAATCACCAATATTCCATATTTGCTCTGATAGATACAAATCTCTTAACACTTCAAAATCAGATAAATCTAGTTCTTCTCTGATGCCCATAGATTTACGAACATCAAAATATAATTTTTTAGCCTGTGCATCGTTAAGTGGTGTTCCTTGTTTAAATGAATCAAAGTCACTATTAGCAGCTGCTGCTCTCATTTTAGAAGCAGACATTCCTGTCACACCTTCAGCATCTGGGTCTCTTTCTCCAGCACTTAACACTTCCACATTTTTGAATTCATAAAAACCATGTCTTGATGCAACTCCATTATATTTTTTAATCAACATGTCAAATTCTTTTACTCTATCAGAACCTACTACCATAATCAGATTTTCATAGTTGTTTAGTTCAACTAATATCTCAAAAACATTTCTTGCTTTTGATACTACAATATTTCTTTTATGTTTAGGAAAAGACTGTCTCATGTATGCAATTTTCTTTGCATATTGTAATGGGTCTTTTTTAGGATTTTGCGATTGAGAAGCATAAATTTTATAATCACTAGGATTTGCTCTTCTTACAGCATCACATAATTTTTCGTGACCAATCGTAGGTGGATTGAATCTACCAAAAGTAAATGCAACTGTTTTAGGTGCTTCTTGTAAATCTATAAATCTTTTCATCCCTCTTTTGCCCTTTTCATTTGTGCAGCTGTTGGAGCTCCTTTCTCACCTTTCTTTCTCATTCTCTCACCAGAGCCTCTCTTGATTCTCTGTCTCTTTTTGTGTATGTTAGCCCAAAGACTGTTATATAAGTCTTTAAATGTTTTCATATTATTTATCCCATGCTTTTGCAGCAGTGAAGTTATTAAAACTAAACTCCATTCTATCTACAAGTTTAACTGCTCCACCAGATACTCTATCTATTGCAACATAACCTTCTGGGTTTACTACTTTATAACCATTTGATGTTCTAATAAATGTTCCTATACTTTTTACTGAATTCAACTTCCTTACGACTAACATTTTAGCATTAACAATAAAATTTTGAAATGTTGCTATCTGTTGTAGATTGTTAGAGTGTTTTTTAAACTCTCTCATATATTCTTTTTGTAATGTTTCGTATTTTTCTTTTCCTCTAGGACTTTTCATTTTGTCTATCTGTTCTTGTATTTTACTATTGAAAAAAACAGAGTAACCCATAGCATGTCTTTTAGGATTTGTTATAGGTTTACCTTCTCTAACTTTAGTGTTATTGTATGTCTTATATGATGCACCAGCAAGAGCACCTGTTAAACTGTTTTGTAAATTAAGAAACTTTTGTAACATTGTTGAATTAATTTTTCTAAATGTAGACCCTGCACCAGACAGTTGTTTAGTTATGGCTTGTGTTTCTGATTCTGTAAATGTTGCTCTACCAGATACATCTTTATATGTTGCATCATCCATCCAAACCGAACTTACATTTTTTAATTTTGATATGTCTGCACCAAATGATGCTTTCATACTTTGTAAATCACTACCTGTATATGTTGTGTGCCACACTACACCAATCTTTGCTTTTTTAATCTGTTTTCCTAAATCTGAATCTTGAGCTGCAGCATAAACAATAGTGTTAGGTTGAAATGTATAATAACTTTCACCATCTATTTTTTGTGTTCCTACATCATTTGTAAACATTAAGTCACCTTGTAAAACTCCTTTGATATCTAACTTTGGAAACTCTTGTAATGCAACTTTAAATTTTGCGTTTAAATCACCTGATGTATATTTGTCTATGTCTGCATTTGTTTTATAGAGTTGTGGTTCTACATTAAATACAGATTTCTTTCCTACAAAAAACTTACCATCTGCTGGGTCTATACCAGCAAATACTGCAGGTGCACCATCCCACTTAACAGTCATGTTTATAGATGAACGAGTTGCACCAGCAAACATATCTCTGAGAGACTGTATGAAGTTTATAGATGCACGACCGCCATCAATACCATAGTTAAGTATCTCATCTTCTATGTGTTCAAGATGAAGGTTCTTTCCACCCTTATCTTCAAATATTAATTGTTCTGCTAGATTGTTCATAATAATGGAAAATCTCCACCACTTTTTATTTTTATATCTGTTACTTCTACACCTAAGAAATTCATTAAACCTTCAATCAATCTTTTACCTAATGATTTAATATAATTAAATGCCTGTGTAACTCTTTTTAAGATTGCAGTATAAATATTTTTAACTGCGTTTTTAATAGTTCCAGCAACACCTTTAACTTTAGTTGCAAGTCTATTAAATATTTGAAACTCATCTAATTGTTCTAAATTACTTTCTATTAAAAGATTTTTACCAAATTCAGATTTAGATAACTCATCTAATACAATATCTCTAAAAGTTACTTGTTCTGTTAGTTTAGGACTAAATTTTTTACTTCTTAAAGCAAGATATGGTTTTGATTTACTTCCACCAGTTTTAAAAGATACATAAAAAGAATTTTGTCCTGCAATAGTTTTACCTGCTTTTGTAGGTGAATTCAACACTAAACTATTTTTAATATTACCTGTTTCTGAAAATACTACTAATAAATTTGATACACCATCAGGTGATGGTTTAAATTTAGTTTCTCCTGTTGATGCCTCCCAACAAAAATAATTTTTAAATGTTTGGTCTGTAAATAGTTTGTTTAATTCTTTGTTTAATTTACCTGCCTCTAATTGTAAACCCTCCATTTCTTGAACGGCAGATGCATCTGCTTTAGAAAGTTTCTTACCACTATCTCTTAATTTTTCTAGTTTATCAATCGTTGTTGCTGTAGATAATTGATTCATGTTTTTTTCAATCTTGTTTATAACAGTATTAACATTTTTTCTGCCAGTTTTATCTATTGAGTACATACCCATTGCTGCCTCAAATGTTGATATAGCTTCAGCTTTACCAGCACTCATTAATTGAGAACCTCCAGCTTTTTTTAATGATATTTTATTTTTACCAGATATTAAATCTGTTTTAGGTGTTTTATTTGTTCCTTTCCACTCTGGGTTTATTGGTAATGTTGATGCACCTAATTGTTTTAAATTTTTTAATTTAAATGCAGCAATAAATTCCTTACCAAGTTTCATTGACGGAGATTCATAATCTGCCCAATACTTTTCAGCTCTTTCCCATTCGGGCCCTTGATTCCATTTTAATTTGTTAATTTTATTAACAGCCACTGCTATAAGTGATTCCCAATCCTCACCTGACGGACTACCACTTGTAGGGTTACCAAATCCATTTGCACCTTTTTCTATTTTACTATATGCACCAAAATATGTTTTTATTAAATCATCCATGACAGCTCTTTCAGGTGAACCTTTATCTGGTTCATCTGTAAGTTTTTTGAATGCACTTAATTTTTTATCTCTACTAGATATTGCTGGAAATTTTTTACCATCCTTTCCAACGATTTGACCTGCCACTGCTTTTTTTATAAATTCTTTTTGATTATCTCTCTTAAAAAAATCATCAGGTTTCATGGTAGCTTCAGTCAAAAATGACTGAACCTTTTCTTGAACGTCTTGTTTTGGATAACGAACAGGTCTGAGCTGTTCTATAGCTCGTTTATACGACATCAATTACTCCATTTAAATATAGTTATATGTGTTTATTTATTAAACTTTTAACTTAGAGAATTTATCGTATTTGTCTTCTTCTTGTCCTGTTTTTGAGAATGGATTAACATCATCTGGTCTACCAGACATGTTGGGGCCTTGACCTCTACCGAATCCTTGTCCTTTATCAGCAATCGGTACTTCACTTTGCCCGTGGTCTACAAGTTCATCTTGTGCTTTGAGTTCTACATCAAA